CCGAACCCGAAGAGTTTGGAAGCACGTCACCGAGTCGGTATCGTGCTCCCACTGCTCCCTAGCCGCTTGAATCAAGCCAGCAATTTGCACATCATGGCTTGTGTCGCTTGAGGATATTTCGAGTTGCTTTTTGGCTTCGCTCAGGGTGATCGGCTCGGCTGTCGGCCCGGTCACAACTTCCGGTATCAATCGCACGGGCAATTCCCCTTTGGATCAAAAGTTCTTCAACGCCACGCCCGAAGGCATCCGATCGATAACCGACCGGATAGCCTTGCCACATTTGAACTAGCTCGATCATTACACGACCAAGCAAACATCGCCATCGGCAATTGTCGCCGAGGTGATCGGCGGGAACTTGGCTCGACTGAGGACAGCCACAGCCGCGACAAAACCACCGGTCGATCCATCGCCGAAGGTTGCAACAACCTTAACGAATGGATCCTTGCCGCGCAGATCCAACTGGAATACGCAAGTCTGACCGTCATCGGTGGCCGATGGAAGTGCAAGAGTAGCACCGCCAAGACCTGAGCCACCTGCGAAGGTTGCTCCGGTGATGTCGGCGTAAGACCCACCGCTAGCCGAGCTGTTCTGGAGCTTGAGAGCCGTCATCGCGATGTCGGTTGCACCGAGCTGGACAACGACGGTCAAGAAATCGAATCCTCGGCAGTCGATCACATCAGCCGTAGCCGAAGCGTTATCGATGATCGCCGCTGGCTTGATTGCCGAGACAAATTTGCAATGCTGTAGTTCATTCATAAATCACCTTCTTTCTCTTGTTGGTTGTGGGTTAGGCCGCTGGGGTTTCGAGTCGGATAACTGGCCCTGCGTTGTTTGCATCGCCTTTTTCGTGAATGTTGAAGTCCCAACGCATCGTTGAACGATAGGCGATCTGATCCAGTTCAAAGTAACGCGAAGCATCCGAAGAAATCGACAAGCCACGGCGAAGACCAAGCGTTGAAGCCATGCCAAGATCGCCGAAGTAAGCGAACTTGGTAGAGGCCGCAATCGTGCTCGGCAGGACTTGAGAAAACACAACAGGATAGCCCATGAATTGAAGGACTGGCCCGTTTCCAAGATCGGCGTAGTTGTTTCCGCCGGCTGCGAGTTGGAGCCGTGCAAGCACGTTCCAATAAACCGCCTTGTGACAAATCCAAACTGGATTGATGCCTGGGTACTCAGGCAGTTTACCAACGGCATTTTGGAAGACCGCAATGGTCAAAAGTGCCGAAGTGATCTGAGTAGCCGCCGCAGTCACAACCGATCCAGCATTGAGGCCGTTTGCAAGGCCCGTCACGCCGTGGTAAGTCGTCGAACCGTCACCGAGGAAGCCTGATTGGTCAGCCTTCAGAGCGTGAGCCCTGGCGATCGAAGTCGCAAGCATATCAGCCATTGCGATAACCGCATCATCGTTGAGTTCCGATGGTACGCGGGTCAAGGTAGCCCACTTTCGAGCAACCAGATTGACCGGGCTGAAAGTTGGATCGCTAGCCGTAATTTCCTGCGACTCGCCGACAGCGTAAGCAGTCACGTCGGAGAGTTGACGCGGAATTGTAAGCACGTCCGAGGCCATTGGGTAATTTCGTGCCAATTGAGGGATCACGCCGTAGGACTCAAACAGGCTGATAACGGCGGTTTCAAACTCAGGAATAACTAAGGTTCCGCCGGTCAGATCGTTCGAGCCGCTCATAGCGTTTTGCACGCCATGATCCGCGCACCATTGCATAGCCTTGGGTTGCTTAAACTGAGTCGCCAAGATCCACTGACCGGAGCGATAAGCATCCATTTCGGCATCGGAGCCACGGAAAGCTTTGAGGGCCCTAGTTGCTTTAGCCCTAGCTGGAATCTTGAAGGATCGCGAAGCATTCTCGACTGATTCGTCTTGAGCGTCGCGAACTTGTCGCCCGGCATTGCTGACTAGGGCTTCGATTTTTAGGGCTCGCTCTCGCTCCTTGGCAAGATTAGCGATCTGCCCAGGGTTCTTGTCATCGCCGACGATCGCATCAATCTCGGCTTGTTCATCTGCCAATAGTTCGCGGTTTTCGCCTTGCGCGACCGTGTTGATCGCTTGAACCTTGGCTTGCAAGGTTTCAATTTCGCTTTGCAATTGCTTGCTGGATTTCATCTGACTGCTCCTGTGTGATTGTGGCAGTCCGTAAACCAAAATAGCGGCATGACTGCCACGGGACAAAAATTTGAACCGTGTACCGTCTTGCCGCTAATCAGTTGCAAGCTTTCCGAGACTTTCGCTCGATCGATAATCAGACTAGCAAACTAATTTGCGTTGTCAAGTGTTTTTTCCGCAACCACTCGCAAAGGTGGCTTGCAAATGATCCTGCGTCGATGCATTTCTAGCCGATTGGTTACTAGCACCTGAGACGAATCATTGCTTTTGGTACGAAAGACGGTGCATTCTCCGGTCTGATCGTCCGCCGATTCGACAAAGCGAATTTCGTCGCCGTTCGCGTCAAAGACCTGGGCGGAAAGAAAACCGTTTTCCCTGAGTGTTTTTCGAGTCCAAATCATTCTGCTACCCTCTTTGCAAACGCCGCCATCTTCGACCTCAGCAAGTTGTGTTTTGCTTGGTCGAATTGAGCCATCTTCTTTTTCTTTTTGCCATCAGAGTAACGAGCGGTTGCAAGGCCCGATTCAATCGCTAAATCGACTTCAAACCAAGTCTCCGATGCCATCATTGCTTCAATTGCCTTCGCGTCAGATTGCATGTACTGACTGTAAATGTCGATCAATGATCGATCGTAGGATTCGAGAGCCGCTAGCATTTTGCGAATTTCGTCTTGGTTGCCAAATGCAAGCCCCATCGCCCTGTGGATCATGAGCCTCGACCCGTCAGCCATCAGCCGTTTCGAGCCACCAAGAAAAATCACGCTCGCCGCCGATGCCGCTAGGCTATCGTTGATCGTCGTAACTTCGCCGCCGTGCGATTTCAGTAGGTTGTAGATCGCGATGCCCTCATCAGCTGCGCCGCCTGGGCTGTTGATTCTAATCGTCACATCGTTGGCACCGAAAGCCTTGAGAGCCTTGCCGACTTCCTTTGCGGTTATAGGCTGTTCGTCCCATCCATCGCCGACAATCCCGCTTAGGATGATCTCGTTGGTTTGGTTTAGTATCTCAATCATTTTTTGCACCTTTCAAAGAAAATACGCGAGATTCCCAAGTTCCGACCGTGTTTTTAATTGCGTTTGGCAGGTCTTTTGGCCCATGTTTGGTCGCAAGTTCAGCAAGTTGTCTCGATGATTCTTGGCAATGGATCCGGGCAAGATCCCTGTCCAATCCGATCGCTTCGATTTTGTCGGCCAATTTCGCCTCCCACTTCGGATAGTTTCGACCGATCCAAGCGACGAATTGAGGCCTAGCCGATGCGTTGATTGCGTTATTGGCTTCAACCTTGATAAGCGACCGCAGCGTTTCTTCGATTGCTCTATCGTTGCTAGCCTTAGTAGTTGCTTCGTTCCCGGATTCGTCCTCAGCGTCATCCTCTGGAATGTCTTCGACTTCGCCCTCGCTGGCCGATCGTGTGGCTTGCTGGATGTTCGGGTTAATGAACTCATCGCCACCATCGTATGGATTAAGATCCAGTTTAGCTCTCGCCTCGTTAGGGTTCATAATCCGAGCGGCGATTGCAACCGACATTGCGTCAATGGTTTCCTTAAGTGCTGTCCTGAGAATCGCCGCCGTGTTAAACTTAAAATATATTCGACCAAGTCGCTTTTCTGATTCGGTTCGCAGTTTCATATCGCACTGCTCTTCGAACTGAACAAGCCATCGATCGAGGCATTGCAAATAGTTGATCGCCGCTTGCTCCCGCGATGAGTATGAGTCTGTCTCGCCATCGCCGGGCATTGCATCGAGCCCGAACAACATGCCGATATCTTGCCTATTAAATTTCTGAAGTTCAACGAACTGAGCGTCGTTATTGTTTTGCGAAACTACAGAAGCCTTCACGCCTTCGCGAAGTAACCCCGCCCGCCCTGCGTTGTCCGAGCCTGATTCACGCTCGTTGAATCCGTCAATAAATTCCTTCGCTTTATCCTCCGATCTAAACATTCCTGGCGGTGCTTCGAGGAACACCTTACCCCTAAAACCTTTTTGAGTCTGATTATTTTGGAACTTTCCGGCCTCGTAAGCAGTACCAAAAGTTGCGTTTGCAATGTCAAGCAATCCTAGCCCGGTCACGCCATCATAACTAAATCCAGTGATATGCAAAACTTCGGAGTCTCGAAAAACCAAATAGCCGTTCTTGTCCGGATCGAACATGTCGAAAAGTTCTGTTTTAGTCTGATTTTCAGGCTTGTAGAGGTGATACTTTTGGCCCTCGTAAATGATTGTCCAAGACTTTTCAGGCATCATCGGTATTAACTCATCGATGCCGTTGCCACTGCGGATAATCGCCGCTCTACCGTTGCCCCGTAGCAAGGCGTGGGAAAGGATCTGAGCCTTGAACTGAGTTGGCGATTGAATCGCGTTTGGCTGTTCTCTTAGAAGCCTGTAGCCATCGTGCCGCGTATCATTGACAGCACCTTGGCCTTGCTTTCGCTTTACGTCGATCGGTAGCCGTGCGAAGTCGCCTGTTAGCTTGTTATGCGCATACCACGCCGGCGGTACTGACAAAGCTTCTTTGACACCGAGTCGCTTGGTCGATACGTCCCATGCAAAGCCAGCCCAGCCGATTAGTCGTTCAAGTAAACTAGCCATGTATCCTCCTAGGTGACGTAAAGGCTACCAGAAGCACGCTCGGGTTGCAAACTTGCAATGCGATAAGCCATAACCGCCGCAACGATCGGATCGATCTTGTCCTTCGATTTCGCCTTATCGAACATCCATCTATCTTGGCGATCTTTCGCGATAATAGCATTGTTAGCGCACCAGCGAAGCAAATCGGATTTCTGAAACACTAGCCGACCGCATCGCATTAACTCAATAAAGTCTCTGATAGCCTCATTGAAGTTAGCTTGGTTCTGTGCCATGCGAGCCGCTAGGATGCCCTCTTTGGTCAGCCGTTCGCCCAACTGCTGGCCGTTGTATGGATCATACGCAGTTGTTCCGATGCCGTATTGCTGAAGTTCCTCGATAAGTCGCTCAGTAAGATCCTCAATCGGATATTGTGCTTTGGTCAGTTCGCTATCAAAGACGAATTGCGAAAACGGCATAGCGGTAAGATCCCGTCGC